ATTATGAATATTTTTTATTTGTATACCATATGCACAAATCAAACTATTTAACCTGTTGTGGTTGTCATTCTACAGTTTCTGCTAGACCTCGTTGCTCCTGTAGTTGCCACTCCCTATAAATTATAATTATCAATTCCAATACAGAAAATTACAAACTAAATGGCCCTTATCAAGTTTAAAAAGATTTGGAATACAATCTGGGGTTCCAACACTACAACCTACACTAGACCCCCAACAAGAGCGGGGAACTCGGTTCTGCCGAAAAGATATACCAGTAGTGATTCCGGGACATTCGGCCCGGCTATGAGAAACATTCCCAACTCTCTGTATAGAAAAAAATAAAGGAGAACACAATGAATTCCAAAGTCAAAGCGGTGATTGACCGCTTGGAAGAAATGCCCAAAATCGGGAAAAGTTACGACGAAAAAGGCAGACATGGTTGGAGAAACCCAATCAGGGCGGATACTGGCTTTATTCTGCAATCACTGGTCTTTGCCAAAAACCCCAGGAACTTACTGGAAATCGGTACAGCCCACGGACTCTCGGCCTGTTACCTGGCTTCTGCTCTCAATCCCAAAGCCCGTATGACCACGATCGAGTGGGACGAAGACACGGCGAAAGAAGCCCAGGACAACTTTACAGAGGCAGAACTCTTAATTGAAGTTCTCTCCGGCGACGCTATGGTAATCATTCCCACCTTGAAAGGCCGCCCGGTCTTCGACTGCATCTTTCTGGATGCGAACAAGGATGGTTATCTGGAGCAGATCAAAGCTCTCGACGAAAACCAGCTTTTGGCTTTCAACTGCCTCATCCTGGCCGATAACGTCATTGATAGGCAAAAGGAGTGCCAGCCTTTCCTTGACTTTATGCAAAGGTACCCGCACACCATCGTTCCCACTGAATGTGGTTTGCTGGTCGGAAAACTAGGGGCTGACTTTTAAAAGCCCCTTCCTCACTATGACACAATGGACATTCGCAGCTACAACAGTCCTTCTCCTCTCTCTTTACGTTTTACTTGAATATTATATTGATAATCGTTAAATGCCTAAGAAAGCTAGAATTCTCCAAGAGCTAGAAGACTATAAGCCGACAGTGGAGATCAAGCTTTACCAGTTTAAACAAGCTGACGGCACAATGGTCTATGGCCCACACCCGCACCAAAAAGAAATCATTGAAGATAAGCATCGTTATAAGGTTGTTGTTTGTGGCCGGAGGTTTGGCAAAACTTCTTTCGCAATTAATGAACTTTTATATAACGCTCTTAATAAAGACGGCTCAGTATATTGGTACGTCGGCCCCACCTACAGACAAGCGAAGATGATCGCTTGGCGGATGTTGGAAGATATTCTTCTCACACTCCCTCCTGAATTAGTTTTAAAAAAGAACGAACAAGAACTTGTCCTTACTTTAGGAAACGGATCAAGAATTGAAATTAAAGGAGCTGACAACGAAGACTCTCTTCGTGGAGTGGCCCTAGACGGAGTGGTGATGGATGAATACGCTTTCATGAAATCCCGCGTGTTCACTAAAATCATTCGCCCCGCCTTAGCAGACAGAAAAGGCTGGATGATCTTCATTGGTACGCCTTACGGATACAACCATTTTTACGAACTTTACCTAAAAGGCCAAGGCAACGACCATGAGTGGAAATCCTGGCGATTCCGTTCCCTCGACAATCCGTTTATTGACCCTGTAGAGATTGAATCCGCCCGCAGCGAGTCCTCGCCCGAAGTGTTTGCCCAGGAGTGGGAAGCTGACTTCCGGATGTTTAAGGGACTCATTTACAAAGAGTTCGATCCTAAACTCCACGTCGTCGACAAGGAAACCAACCCAGGCTCGACCTTTTACCGCACGATGGACTTTGGAGCATCTAATCCCACCGCTTGCTTGTGGATTGAGATTGACCGAGACGACAACATTTACATATTTGATGAATACTATGAAACTGGACATTCGATTGATTACCACGCCGGAGTTATTCTGGCAAGACATCCAACTCTTGAATACCGCGCTACCTTCGGAGACCCTTCAGCATTGCAGGAACATATTGATTATGCTCACTGGCAACTCTACATCACCCCAGCCACAAGATTTTTCACCTCAGCAAAAGGAACGTCTGAGAGTTGGGTCAACGCTGGAATCAGTATGGTCTCCACAGTTCTCCGGCAGGATCCCGTTACAAAGCTTCCTAAGCTCCTCATCCACCCCCGGTGCGTAAACCTCATCCGGGAATTCCAAGGTTATGAGTGGGATGAGATTAGGGGAATCATTGTCGACAAACCTAAGAAACAGGACGACCACGCACTCGACGCTTTACGTTACTTTATCTGTTCTTACGGCGGTTCACACAAAAAAGACCGCAAGCATGTTTACCAACCAACATCAACAACAACAGGGTATTAAATGCTGTTTACATATGGATGCGAAACGTAGCATGGTTTATTGGGCCTGTGACGAATGTTTTAACACTTATAAATTTGATCCTTACACACACCATATTGTGGGACTTAGAAAAGAATGACCTACGAACTAGCTCAACAACTTAAAAATGCAGGGTTTCCTCGACCCGAAAGTGACACGGGATGGGGTCGAGATGTTAGTAAACCTGATGGGTATTTTCCAACCCTTTCAGAGCTTATAGAAGCGTGTATGGAACTAATGAAACCCACTGAGCAGTTTCCAACACATTACAATTTCTTTAGCCTATACCCCTTGTTAAATACCACTCAGTCAGGGGGCGGGAAAGAATTAGGAGATATAGAAGAATGGGGAGCAGGACTGGAATACGGGCCAAGCCTGGATGATATTGAATCTCGTAGAAACTATTTTGGCAAAACCCCCGAAGAAGCAGTAGCTAAACTATGGATAGAATTAAATAAATGACAACTGAACAAACGATTAACTTAGTCAGCAAGAGATTCAATCTCGCCAGAAACAACCAGGTTTCCTGGTTTGAAAAGTTTATCCGCTGGTACGGCTTGTACCGAGGATACCAGGCGAGAAAGAACTACTACGGCAGATCCAACTTATTTATCCCGGCGTCTTTTTGGACGGTGGAATCTTACGTTCCTCGCGTAGTGCGGGCGTTAAGAAAAATCATCGCCACGCCTCAGGCTGAAGACGATGTCGCCAACGCCAAGGCTACTTCTGCTCTCCTAGAGTTCCAACAGGAACAATTAGGCTGGGTGGAATTCTTAGACCAATGGGTACGCTCTGCGGGTATCTACGGCTCTTATCCGGCCAAGGTGTCTTGGAAGTACACCGGCGAAAAGAAGGAAGACCGCCCCCAGGTCGATCTAGTGGATATAAACGATCTGTTTATTGACCCCAATGCCGAAGACATCGACCAGGCTCGCTGGGTCATTCACAAGACAACTAAACATTTTGATGATTTAAAAACCACTGGCACCTACAAGAACCTCGACCAGATCATGCCCCGCAATTCGGGAAGGTATGACGGCGACCAGTGGAAACAACAAAGAAAAGCTATTCTCTCGGTAGCCCAACAACCACCTGACTCTCAATCGAAGATCGTTGATCTTTACGAGTATTGGGGGTTTGACGATGACGGCAATAACATGTTGCTCACCGTGGCAAACAAGAACACGGTCATTCGGGAAGAACCAAACCCGATGGCAGACATTCTGCCCGGGAACGCCCTTCCGTTCGTCATGCTTTACGATTTGAAGGTTCCCCATGAACTTTACGGTATCGGGGAAATTGAACCGATTGAGAAACTGCAAGAGGAGTTGAACGACACTCGTAACCAGAGAATGGACAACGTGACGTTGATCCTAAACCGAATGTGGGAAGTGCTTCGCACCGCCGACGTTTCGGAAGAAAATTTCGTGTCCATGCCGGGGAAAGTATTTTATTCCAACATCCCCAATGGTATTCGGGAAATCTCCACTCCTGATGTTACTAATTCCGCTTACAACGAAGAAAAACTGATTAAGGAAGACATCCAACAAACGGCTGTGGGAAGTGCTAACGTGGACATACCTGCAGTACAGAAATCGGAAACAGCGACAGGGATTCTTGCAATACAAGAAGCTGGTGACACCCGCACTGAAGAAAAAGTCAAAAACCTAAAAATTGCCGTTAAGAAATTGTGGCGCATGATTCTCGCTCTTGACCAGACACTCTTAGATAAAGATTTTGTTATCCGAATCAAAGGCCAAACTGGAATCACTTTTGAAAAACACACTCCGTCTGATATAAAAGGAAACTTTGACATTGATGTGGAAGTGGAATCACAACAGAACCGTATGGTCAAAAAACAAGAAGCCATGCAGCTCTACCAGTTATCGAAAGACACTCCCAACGCCAATATTGAAAAAGCGTATAAAGATTTGTTGGAACTGTTTGACAAATCTAACCCCGACGAATACGTCCTCCCGCCTCCGCCACCTCCGCCTCCGCAAACCACGGTCAACATCTCTCTCCGGGGAGATTTGAACCCGCTGGAAGTCGATGACTTCGCCAAACAAGCCGGAGCTTCCGATAGTGCCACCGATCCGATGGCCCGACCGGAAATGGCCCGTGCCTTATTCCCTAATTCTAATGAACAATTCACCCATGGAGAAATCGCAAGCCCCGACATCAACACTGAACCTCCTCCAACAGTCGGAGCTGATAAAGGAGCTAGTTAAGCACCCAGGCTGGAAAGTCTTGGTTAATTGGATCGAAGGCATGGAAGATGTTTACATCCAACAACTGAGACACGCCACCCCTGAGAACTTGGCTCAAACCCAAGGTCGATTAGATACTTACGAAGAACTTTTTAATTATATTAAAGAAAAAACCAAATGAGCTTAGACACAGAACATTATCCCTTAGATACTAGGGATGCTCAGTTACAAGGAGAAACTCTTTCTCCGAAGATCCCCGCTATCTCCAAGCGTGTACCTACAATTACCAATGAAGTCACTAAACGTGACGTTCAGGGAAGCGTAGCGCATCCGCAAGATATATCTTCGGGATTTGACCAAAAAAGCGAACTGTCTGAACAAAATGTTCACGCACAGTTCGTCAATACCCAGTCCTTAGGACGGGATGACTAAACTAATTAATTCATAACGACAGGCCGATACCTGTCCCTGGACGTTGCAGGTAAAACACGAACCACAAAACGAATATGAGTGAATTTGACGAAAGAGCCGATACCTTCGAACGGGAACAGGCTGTGCGCGATGCACAGGCTCCCCCGTTAGAAATCACTGGAGACGAACCAGTTGCGAAACCGGCTGCCGCAGAACAAACGCCAAAGCCTGAGGCTAAATCAGACGAAATAATGATCCCCAAGTTTCGCTTCGACGAAGTGAATAACGAGTTGAAGAAAATTAGGGAACAAAAGCCGGAAGCGAAAGCTCCTGACTTGGCAAATGTCGAATCTCTGATTAATGAGAAACTTGCTCCTCTCCAAATAAAACTGGAGACCGATCAAGTCTTGCGCTCACACGAGGATTTTCCTCAGTTTGCCGCAGGTGCTCTTAGTCGCATCAAACAAAATCCATCTCTCTCGCTTGAAGATGCTTACCGACTGGAAAAGTTTGAGCATTTAGAGTCGAAGGCGAAAGAGGAAGGGAAAACTGAAGCCTATCAAACTATCGAAAAGAAATCAGATCTCTCGTTCGAGCAGACTGGTCGCAAGACCATCCAAAAGCCCGTCGAGGAAATGATTAAAGATAAAACAGTACCTTTATCCGAATTAGCAAAAATGTTACCTCACGCATAGGCCGTATGGGTTTCTAAACCCTTACTAAATGGCTGATATAAATCTTGGCTCTTTAACATCTACTACTGACTTAACCAACACCATCAAGTCGTTCTACGACCGCATGCTGTTGGAAGTCCTCGATCCAGCTACCAAATTCTACCAGTTCGCGACTTTAAAACCGCTTCCTGGTGGTGAAGGTACGTCTGTAATCTGGAACCGCCCAACCCGTCTTTCTGTCGGACAAAAGCTGGCCCCTGGTATCAAACCGTCTGCCAACGAACTTTCAACCTCGAAAGTTTCGGCTCTCATTGAAACTTATGGTGGCTACGTTGTCTTGGAAGACTTGGTACAGCTCACCTCCATTACTGACGTGATGAACTTGGCGACAGAACGCTTGGCTATCCAAGCTGCGGAAACCATTGATCGTTCGATCATGCAATCCATCGTCAACCACGCCGACCTTCCTGGTGTCTCCGCCGTCCACTACATCAAGGCTTCCGCCGGACAATACTTGTCCACCGCTGGCTTTGTTGCAAACGTATACTCTAACACCCTCATTGCCGTCTCTGACGTTCGTGCGGTTGCCACTGAGTTGCGCCGACGTGCTGCTTCACCTTACGATGGCGAGAACTTTGTCGGTATTATTCACCCGGTAGTCGAAGAAGATTTGACTTCTGACTCTACCTGGCAGAATTGGCACCAGTACACCACCCCGGAATTCTTATACCGCGGTGAAATTGGCCGCGTCCACGGCGTTCGCTTCGTGCGTTCGCAGTTGGCTCCGATTTCTGCTGGTTCCGCTGATGGACAGGCTATGTCCGGCTTTGGCATCTCTGCCTTAGCTTATGGCACCCCGATCTTCGGACGGGGCTTCTATGGCGCAACCGAACTCGATGGAGGCATCAAAACCTACACCGTGCAAGGTGCGTCGAAGTCTGACCCATTAAACCAGGAAACCACCTATGGTTGGAAAGCGTTCTTTACCTCAAAGATATTGAACGTATCTTCCGGCGTAGTGTTGTGGTCTGGCTCTAACGATACCTTCAACCAATCCGCTGCTTCCGCTCGTGAAACAGCTGGCTTGAATATCGCTGCTATCCCAACTGCAAGCTAACCCTTGTTGTTTGGCCTGAGCTCCCGACTGGGAGCCTGGGTTAAATAATAAAAATTATATGTCAAAGAGAAATCAATTAGATGCCCTCAGCTCATCCAACGATGCTTTAACTAGCAAACCAGTGGGCGAAGGATTTGAACAACTCGTAACCTCTGCTGGTAATATCTTGGCTTTTCAAGGCCCAGCCGAGAAGTTTTCGTATTTACTCGCCAATCCTTCCCAGTTCAAAAATGCTGGGCAGTATGACGTAAGG